ATTTGATATTCTATTGGCAATGGAAAACTTCATTTCTTTAATTGCATCTTGAGACACCACTCCCTCCAGTTGTTTCAGATCATCAAATGTGATTTTAGACGAATCAAGTTTTTGAGCGTTCCATGCAAGAATCCTACTTGAATAAGATTGGGCTAAATGGAAGACAACTTGGCTCTGGCAATGAGTTCAATTTTGATGAACGAATTGTGAGGGAGTTATTTGATTCTGGAACAGGAGTTAATGGACAACGAATGGTAAACAAGCTGAAAGATTTGCAGTCTTACTTTAACGCTCAAAAACTTGATTCGTCTAAAATCACATTTGATGATCTGAAACAACTGGAGGGAGTGGTGTCTCAAGATGCAATTAAAGAAATGAAGTTTTCCATTGCCAATAGAATATCAAATCAGCAAAAGGCCGAGAAACTTGGGCGCAACGTTTTGATTAAGGACGTTCTAAACGGACACAAAGAGTCGATAACCAGAGGAGAGTTTCCTAGAGCATTGTTTGATGCTGAACCTGCACAGGTAAAAAAGGTGTTTTCTAAACTCAATCCAGCTGAACAAAAGGCAATTCGAGAAGATTTTGCTGAACACGTATTTTCTCGTTACCCCGGTGATCCTGATTCAACGGCAATGAGATTGCAGCTTTGGGATGGTGATCGTTTTCTTAAAGACGTTGCGGCAAATCCCAAGCTAAAACAAAACATGGAGATCGCCCTTGGCGAAGATTTTGTTAATAGGATGACCGCTGCTTCTCGTCTTACTGAGGCAACTCAAACAGTGTCAAAGGGGGCCAGTATAAAGCCAACTGGTGTTGCGACTCCAAAAGAAGCTCGCTTCTTCGTCCCTATTGGCCCAATTATGAATTCTATTGGAACACGGGCTACTGCGGCAATGTATAGGGCTGGATCATTGTTTCCGCTTCTTGGGAAGATGTCTCAGAAGGAGCTTACTCAAGAGCAGTTCCAAAAAGAAACGTCAAAAGCACTAGGCACGGCGTTGCTCACGGCAAATGGAATTCAAGCCACATTACAGACTGGCAAGTATGATCCCGAATGGTCGCGTCGTCTTGGACAAACTCTTGGGACAGCATCAAAAGACTCTATTGATTATGCCAAGGCGTTTGGATACGGAACAAGGTTTTGATTAAAAGAGTTGCATCTCAAAAAAGTAAAGGTTAAGAAATCAAAGTGACTTCGGAACCAGCACCAATTGATCCAAACGAGAAGCTAAAAGCGGAATACGTTGACGAACGAGAAGACAAGTCTGCTTGGTTTCTTGAGGTCAAGGAACGTGCAAAGCTGTCTCCGGGCAACTGCGTTGAACACTATGCCCCAAATAAGGCCGCAATGGCCCTGTGGCTGGCCGCACAAGGCGCGAGGATAACCGACATCCAGAAGAAGACAGGGCTTGGCAGAGAGACAATCAGGGGCCTGCAATGGCGTCATAATGATACGCTGGAGACGAAGCGCAAGGAGTTCTCGATGAGATACGCGATTGCGGCGCAGGATTACACGGATCTGCTCTTTGAGCGTTCCCAACAGTTGTTTGATAATCCCGAGGAGCTTGCTAAGATCAGCCCTGACAAGCTAGCCGTAACGGTGGGCATCCTGACCGATAAAGCCGCTCAACTGACCGGAATGGCATCCTCAATCGTGGAGCATCGCAAGGGGGCGAGTCTGGATGATGCTGCGAAGATGATCTTTGACGCAAAAGCTCGTATCGCCAGCAAGATCAAGGAAGACGCAATCGAAGCCGAGATACTATGATTTGGCGGAAACACGCAATCCTCACCCCGCCCACCGACGAGGAGATGGTGGAGATGGAACCGGATGAATTGATCGGACTTCATTCAATTTACCATGAGGCCATTGAGAATGCCGAGAAAGACCCATATCATTATGGGTTCAGGCTCCCGCACTGGAGCAAAGCTGAGGAGCAACTGTTTGAGGTTAATGAGATACTTGCACTAGGTGGCAACCGATGCCTTGGAGGCGAGCAGGAAATTTATGACCCTGTGTCCAAGACATCGACTAAAGTTAGCGAAATTAAAGGATCATTTCACGTTCATGCTTGGGACGGTCATCGAATAGTGGAAGCCCGAGCAGAGACTCCATTTCAGAAACCTGTTTCAGGGATCTACCAAGTAACGCTAAGTAACGGCGAATCTCTACATTGCTCAATGGCTCACTTGCTCCTGACGCCCTCAGGATGGAAGCCTTTAAGTTCGCTCTTGTCCGGCTCCCCTCTAGTGAACGCCCAAACGCGATATTTGCAAGTCCCTTCTCCGTCCATTTGGGGACTTTCCCTACAAGGGTTTGGCGAAGGTGTTCAGCGTTGCTTTGGAAAAGCTCAAGATTGGATTCGTGATTGTTTGATGTGTTGCCATCAATGTGATGAACGACCTCGTTTTTTATTAAAGGACGACCAAGAATTGACTCCATTACATAACGATGCTCCCAAACGTAATGCAGTTTTCGAAAATATCGGCCATTGGCTTTTTCCTCTCTTTTCTTGTTCACGCGCAGACAAGACGGATGGTCTGGAACGTAAATCTTTACGTAACCGTTTTTGCAAAAAATCTTTCCATTGTTCCATTCAGGATGGCCAGAACCAGATCGAGGACCATTCCTTTGACATTGTATGTTGTGACGCTTGCAAACCTTGTAGATTAGTTTCGCCTGAATCCTCGGGTCAACTGATTTCGCCAACTCGTCAGCAACCCATTGCTGGGTTTTTCCTTCTTCAATCCATTGTCGGATTTGTTCAACGGGGTATTCTATATTTCTTGCCATGCATGGAGAATGTACTATTCCCCCCAGAAGTAAAGATAAAAAGTATCGATTACCTCCGGGACGACATCGTTTGGGATTTCCATGTGCCGATTCACAACAATTATGTTGCCGCTGGAGTGATTTCACACAATTCGGGAAAAACGCAGTGGGGTGCATTCTCTGTTGTCCGTGCCGCCATCGAGAACCCCAAGTCCGAAATCTTCTGCTTCGCCCAGACATCCGAAGTCAGCATTCGCCAGCAGCAAAGTGCCGTGTGGGACTGGTTGCCAGAGAACCTCAAGACCAAGCAGACAAGCGCGAATACCTATATCTCATATAAGAAGAAGACTGGCTTCACTGATTCGTCTTTGATCCTTCCCAATGGCTCGCAGATCATCTTCAAGACGTATTCCCAGTATCAGAACAACCCTACTATCCTTGAGGGCGCGGAACTTGGATCTAAGAACCATGTTTGGCACAACATTGGAGTGTGGCTGGATGAATACCTCTTAGGACCGGAATTGATTAACACGCTCAGGTTCCGGCTTGCCACAAGAAATGCGAAGATGCTGGTGACGTTCACGCCCATTGATGGTTGGACGGAGGTAATTAAGGAGTATCTTGATGGAGCAACCACCATTGAGTCTCGTCCTGCGGAACTGCTTAACGGTGAGCTAGTTCCATACGTCCAGAAGTCAAAGAAGCTGAACGCCTCCGTGCATTACTTCCACTCTCAGGACAATGCTTTCGGTGGATACGAGCGCATTAAGGAAACGCTTTCAGGTAGAACTAGGGAGGAGATTCTAATCCGCGCATACGGTGTGCCGATGAAGTCTCACGCAACTAAGTTTCCCAAGTTTAATAAGGTTATCAACGTAGTATCACCAGACAAGATACCAACCAAGAATATCACGCGCTATCACGTTATCGACCCTGCTGGGGCGAAGAACTGGTTCATGTGCTGGATCGCAATTGACGAGACGGGAACCTTCTGGGTTTACCGCGAATGGCCGGGAGTTGACGTTGGTGACTGGGCGGAATGGAAAAGCGGGAAGTGGATGCCGGGGCCGGGGTCTAAAGGTCAGGGCTTTGGTATCCGTGACTATATCGAGGCTATTCAGGAGATGGAGGGCGACGAGGAGATATTTGAACGCCTTATCGACCCTCGCCTTGGGGCGGCAAAGTATCAGGTGCAGGATGGTTCATCCTCGATCATTGAGGACTTAAGCGAATCAGGCATGGTTTGTATCCCTGCGCCGGGGCTGGATATCGACGATGGACTACAGGCGTTGATTGGCAAGATGTCTTGGGATACAAGTAAGCCGCTAGACTCCGTCAACCGACCGAAATTCTATGTCAGCTCTGACTGCGAGAACATAATCCAAGCACTCAGCGAATACACTGGCGAAGGCGGGCTTAAGGAAGCTCACAAAGACCCTATAGATGTATTGAGATACGCCGCTATCGCCAATCTCGATCACGTTGACAATAGCCAATCATTTGTTACAACTCACGGGTCTGGAGGATACTAGTATGAAAAAACAAGCAACTAAAGCAGCGAAGCGGGGACGACCCGCAAAGAAAACGATAATTATTGACGAGTCACCATGCAGCCTTGATAGTCTTATCGAGCAGCAAATTGATGATGATTTCATTGTTATGCGTGTCTGCAACAACCCAAGCTGGGTCATTGTCCGCATGGATGGACTGGCAGTTCCGGTAAAATGCCCATCTCGCCTATCAAACAAACTTGTTGGCAAACGCATCAAAGTATGCTTAGTATCTGCTGACCCCGAGGATTATTACGAATACGCATCATGACTGAATCACTAGAACTAGAGGACGAATCCCTTATTTACGCTGACAAAGAGCCAGACGTTAATGCGTTAACTGATGCGTATGATACTTGCCTGATTGATCTTGAATACTATTTTGAGTCTTGCTTGAGGTCTTACAACGACCGTCGCAACATTTGGGATGGCAAGTCTGACGATCTTCGTAAGAACGGAGCAAATGCGTTTCCGTGGCAAGGGGCTTCTGACCAAGAGGTTAACGTGGTTGGCGAGCGGATTGACATGTATGTGTCTCTGTTCGATCAAGCCCTCCAGCGCAGTCACATTAAGGCGTTTCCAACGTCTATGGCTTCAATGCCGCGAGCTTCTGTTGTGTCGTCGTTCCTTAAATGGATGCGCTCAACCTATATTCCTGACTTCAAGAACCAAATGGAGTTGGGAGCAAACTATTTGCTAGAGAAGGGGATCATGGTATCCTATGTTGGATGGAAGCGAGAAAAAAGAACATATCTGCAACAAGTCACCATCGACCAAATTGCCCAACAATCCCCTGATCTAGCGAACCTTATTATTGATGGGAACGATGACGAGATGCTTCTTGGGTTGATCCAGCAAGCGTTTCCAGACCTGTCGAGCAAACGCGCTAAGAAGGCGATCCGTGACATGCGGAAGACTGGGATGGCTGAAATCCCGCTTCCTCGCCAAACTGTCGATTGCCCAATTGTTTATTCGTGCGCCCCGGATGGAGAAGTCATCTTCCCACCGTATGTCTCCGATCCTCAACGCGCTCCATATATCTTCTGGCGCACGTTCTTGACGGCTCAAGAGCTTGAGAAGAAAGTCACCAATGAGGGGTGGGATCGCAAATGGGTCGATCACGCTATCTCTAACCTGCGCGGCAAAGACTCCATGTATCTCGATGGCGAGAGCGTAAAAACCGTGACCCGTTTGCCAATCACTGACGACAATGACCTTGTGATGGTTGTGTATGGCTATCAACGCCTGATCGACGAGGAGGATGGTTCCGAGGGCATCTACTGCACCGTATTCCATCCCACTACGGACGGCTACGCAAAGCATGAGCTTCTCAATGGATACGATGACTACCCGTTCGTTGTGACCCGACTGGCTAATGACCAGAAGCGCATGTATGAGGTCCAGACGTTCTCCGACATCCTTCGTGGTCCGCAGATGCAGATCAAGACGGAGCGTGATAGCCGGATCGACCGCGCTTCATTGGCTACCTTGCCGCCGCTGATGCACCCTGCTGGTCGCCCACCATCCGACTGGGGTCCGGGTCGCCGTGTTCCTTATCGCCGACTTGGGGAGATTGCATGGGGGCCAATCCCGCAAATGGACCAAGGTTCGGTGGAAGCCGAAATGTCCATGCGAGCGCAAGCAGATCGTGCTGTTGGACTTGATCTTGCAAACCCGCTCACGGCTGCTCGTCAACAATTCTACATTGGCAAGTTCCTCGATCATGTCCGCGATGTCTTGACTATGGCGTGGAAGCTGTATCAACGCATGGGACCAGACGAGGTGTTCTTCCAAGTAACTGGCAATCCAAATCCGCAGACGATGACTAAGGGTAGTCCTGACGAGAACTTCAGTATTACGGTGTCGTTTGACTCGCTAACGACCGATCCTGAGACTGCCGAGACGCAACTCAAGAACATGGTTTCGCTTGTTCAGCTTGATCGCAATGGCGTTCTGGATGTCAACAAGCTCCTTGAGTTCACGGCATCGAGCATCAACCCGATCTTTGCGGACTATGTGCTGCAACCAGTCGAGGAAGCGCAGCAAAAGGTCGCCAAGAACGTCACTGACGACCTTGCGAAGATCTTTGCTGGTATCGAGGTTCCTGCCCAGCCAAACGGCGCACAGATCGCCATGCAGATGGTTCAAGCCTACGTCCAGCAGCCTGACATCATGCAACGCGCTCAATCCGACGAAGCATTTGGTGGTCGCCTCCAAAAATACATGGAGGCTTACCAGTTCCAAATGCAACAGATGCAAAATGCTGAAATCGGAAGAATTGGAACTGCGCCAGCGCAAATGGGAGGAATAAGGACACAAGACATGACGCAGTGATGAAAAAAGAAAATAGGTGTTCAGCAACATTCTTAACTAATGGAGTAATGCTTCACCCTAAAACGTGCAAAGCGTGGGATTCAGCTAAACGAAACGATGACGGATCACCAATGTGGGATGTTGATTGGAGAAAAGTAGCCATCGCCATGTATGAATGTTCATCAAAAATCGAAACTCAGCTACAACAAGTTTATGAGGCACAGATGGGCGGCGTGACAACTCAAGGAATGCAACAATGAGCGAAAAGCGATTCAAGAAGGTCGTCACCAACCCTGAAACGGGTCGCAAGAAAACCGTCAAGTATGGGCAAGCTGGCAAGGCTGCTGACGGTGGTGACAGGATTCGTCCCGGCACGGCCAAAGGAGATGCGTATTGTGCGAGGTCCAACGCTATTAAGGGAGACTGGCGTAGCGACAAGAACTCACCCAACCAGTTAAGTCGAAAAAAATGGAAGTGCAGCGGAAGCAAATCAATGAAATAACCTTATGAAAAGCAAAACAAATGGCTGCGGCCACAAGGAAGAGAAAGAATACGGCAAGGGCAAAAAAGGCAAAGGATACGTCGAGATTGAAATCAAGATGGGACGTATGCCGAAGAAGAAAGCTAAACGCAAGTAGTCCATGAAAAAGCCTAAAACAAAAGCAGCCAAGCAAGCTAAGATTGCAAAGGTCATGGGTGAATACAAGGCTGGAACTCTTCACGCTGGAGTTAATCCTAAAGGCCCGAAGAAAGCCCCATTAGCTAAGAGCCGCGCTCAAGCAACGGCAATTGCAATGAGCCAAGCAGGAATGTCCAAACGCAAGTAATATATATGACCCCATTACCAAAACCAACTATTCAGCAAGCAGTAGAATCGCTTTATGACCGCGACGAGTTCAAGGCGATTGTTCAATTCATCCGTGACGAGCGTGAGCGGTTCTTTACCGATCTCCGTCAATGCGTTGAGACTAATGAAGTTATGAAGATCGTCGGAAGCGTTTCTACGCTAGACGAACTACTATCATTGCTTGCAGTTGAAAACAGTTGACATATATTTCAACTTGGGGCTTTAATCCCTGTGCGCTGGTGAATGTCTGACCACTGTAGTTAGCGTGTGTTTTGTGGGTTTGTGTCATACTAGAGGTCGTAGGGTTTTCGTTTTCCCTACGACCTCTTTTTTTTGTTGATTTCCATACCTTACTAAATTGCTTGACATACTAATGATTATGGTGTTGATTCTTTTTGAACACGCACCGCCGAGCGTAAATGGCGTTCTAAACAAACATTATGAGTAATCCAGAAGCTACCGCCGAAGCTATTGAATCGGTGTCTAATTTGTCATTCGAGGAGCTTGTGGCTCAACGTGTGGCCCGCCAAACCTCTCCAGAGGAAGAGCCTGAAGAAGAGTCCGAGGAATCTACTGAAGCTGACGAAGAGCCTGCTAGTCTAGAAGACGAGGAGTCGCCAGAATCGGAAGAAGAACCCGAAGATGAATCCGAGGAGGAAGCCGAAGAAGAGTCCGAAATTGACCTGCTGTCTCTTACGACTGAGCAGATTCAATCTTTAGCCAAAAAGGGGAAAAGCCGATTGCTGCAACGCATTGGTGAGCTAACCGCTCAGAAAAAAGCCTTGGAGGAAAAGATTCAATCGCAACCTCAGTCGCAAGCCAAAGTTGTTCCTCAAGACGAAAATCCTTTCCGCGAAGTTGCTTCATTTGAAGCCCTCAAAGGAAAGTATGACGAGCTTGAACGGACGCTTGAAACGACTGATGAAATCCTAGAGGAACATGAAGATTATGGTCCTGACGATATCATCGTAGTTGGCGACAAAGAGTTCAGCAAAAAGCAAATTCGGAAAGCAAACCGAAATGCCCGAGAAGCACTGACTAAATACATTCCCGCCCAGCAACAGCATCTTATTAAGATCGCCCAGTATGAGGAAATGTCCAAGCAGTATTCAGAGGCAGCTAAGAGCGAAGTCCCAGAGATCCAAGACGAAGAGTCCGAGATCGGGAAGAGCTACAAGGCACTGGTGTCGGACCCGTTGATCGACCGCATTAAAGCGCAAGTTCCAGAAATCGGATTCCAAATTGAATATATCTTGGCTCACGCCGCTCGTTCCCTTTACGGAAACAAGAAGATCAAGACGCAATCAGCGATGGGAAGTAAGTTGAAGGTAAATCCATCTTCGACCCCATATGGTGCTGGTGCAGCGAAGTCTTCTTCCCCCGCAAAGGCTAAGGTAGGAGATGCGTATAACCGCTTTGAAAGAAGTGGTAGCCCGGAAGAATGGATTGCTGCCAGAATCGCTAAATTCAAATAACTTCTAAATATCAAATATTATGCCAATTAGTGCTACCTATCAACCAAATGCGCCCCAAGCCAAGACTGGCAAGGGTTCCGCAATCTCCAACCGTGAGGATCTCAGCAACGAACTTGCTATCCTTGCTCCAGAAGAAACCCCAATCCTGTCGCTTTGCTCCAAGGGCAAAGCAGCCTCGACGTTCACCGAGTGGACCGTTGATTCCCTCGCATCCCCAGTTACGACTGGTATTTCCGAAGGTTCCGACGTCACTTCGTTCAGCGACAAGTTTGCTGATCGCGCTCGTCTGGGTAACTACATCCAACTGATGCGCCGCGATTACCTCGTGTCGAACCTGCAACAAGCTGTTACCAGCGTTGGTCCTGCCAATGTTGCTCAAGCTGAAGCAAAGTCGATGCGTGAAATCAAGCGTGACATCGAGGCTACTATCGCTTCCGACAACGAAATGACTGTCGAAAACGGTGCTGGAACTCCTTACGGTATGCGTGGCCTTGGCAAGTGGATTCAGTCCACCGCCCAAGCTACTAACGCTGTTCCTGAAAGTTATCGCACCCCTTCCGGTTCGATCCTCGCTACCACTGTTACTGAATCGACCTTCAACACCATGCTGGGTTCGATCTTCAGTAAGAATGGCGAAATGAACAGCCTGACGCTTGTTGCCAACACGGCTCTTCGCCAAATCATCAGTGGTTTCACCCGCGCTCAACCCGCGAGTGCTGGCGTTACCTACCATGTCAATCAAGACGCGACCAGCAAGGCAATCACGCTTTCGGTCAACCTCTATGATTCCGACTTTGGTATCGTGAAGATCATCAACGGCAACCCAAGCTGTATGCCAACCGGATCTACCAATGTTGGTTACGTCCTCAACCCTAAGTATCTTGGCTTTAACACCTTGATCCCGATGGGCGGCACTCGTCTTGAGAACCAAGGCGGTGGCGAGCGTGGCTACGTTGACGTTGCTGGCACTCTCTGTGTCAAGCATCCGCAAGCACACGGCAAGATTGCTTACTAATCCTTAACAACTAAGAAAATAAAAATATGGCTAAATTGACTAATAATGAGCGTTTTAACGGATTCACCGATATCTATAAGCTCACCGCTGCGGAGATCACGTCTCTTACCACGGGCGTCCAAAAGACCATTGCCTCGCTTCCCCCCGGTGGCGTCGTAACGGGTGCTGCGGTGTTTGAGCTTGTCACTTCCGCTGGAACCTCCACCGACTTGACGTTGGATGTTGGGACTACTGGTGCTGATCCAGATGACTACATCGACGCTCTTGATCTTGATGGCTTGACCAAGGCTGCATTTAATACGGGCGACGTGCTTATCAATACCGCCGCTGGTTATGTTATCAACAACACGGCATCCGCTGTGCCAATCCTGATTGAGCCTAACTTCACCGGAACCGTCACTGCGGGTGAGTGGTTCATCGGTCTCACGATCTTGGATCTTGGCTTGCTTGCTTCCAACGCATAAACCCTAATCGGGAAGGGGTGGCTTAAAACGTCGCCCCTTCCCTTTTCTTTCCGATGATTTGCGACGACGCTATTACCGACGCTCTGGTGAAAGAGCTATGCTCTGGACGAAAGTTCAAAGAAGCACTCCAGAACAAGCGTGAGATTGAAGCGGCTGCTGAAGCGCGGGCTATGAGGGAAGCTAAGTCCACGTTGGGTAAGCCAATCGGCGCAATCCCACAATACGAGTATCTCAACATCTCAAACAAATACGGTTCCGAATGCTGGGACGACCGTTCGTTTGTCCGTGATTTCTTCAGGTCCCAGTCACACCTGAGAGCAGGAAACATTTAACATGCAAACCAAGACATACGCTGAATTGTTTGCGCTTATCCAAGCACTTTGCGGCGTGGTGTTTGCGTCTATTGAAACATCTAGAATCAAGGCTCTGATTAACCGCCGCGCCATGCGTGCGTATCGGGCTAGTAATTACTGGACACGATTCCTAAAAATCGGGGAGGAACGTGTAATTTCAAGCTCTGTAATTCCATATTCAGAGTCGGGACTTTCCTCCATTGACACGTTTTTGCGAGTTTACAAGCAAGCTCCATATATTTCGTCATCGGTTCACGAGTATGACATTATGGTTACTGCTAGCGGTGCAACACTCGTATCAGGAGACTTAAATCCCACCGAGGCGTTTGTAACTTACAAGGCGCAACTTTCCGATACCTATGGTGATGGGTCCGGGGAATCGACTACTATTCCCGCTGAGTGGTATCAATACATGGCTCACGGCACTTACGCTGACTACCTCCGTGCTGAAGGACAACAAGAGAAGTCCGTGATTGCCGATCAAGAGGCTGAGTTGCTTCTTCAGGATGAAATGATCCGACTTGACGAGAATCATACAAGCGGACTAGTTTCCAACCGGATCTTTACAAACGCGAACATGCAAATGCGCTACTAATGAAATACGCTCTTGGAAATACGCTTAATGGGGCGGGAGGCTTGAACCCGGATGGATTGTCCCTTGACCTGCAATTCGCCACGGACAAGGTGCTGACCGCAAGGAAAGGTCCAACTCCGGTGCTTACCCGTGCAACCACAGCGACATTCATCGGAAGCGACGGTCTTATCCAATCTGCTGCAATTAACGAAGCCCGCTTTGACCACGATCCGGCAAACCCCAGCGTCTGTCGTGGCCTACTTATTGAGGAGTCCCGCACTAACCTTGTGTTCCCAAGTGCGGCATTAACCACGCAGACACGCACCGTCACAGCGGCTGCTCACACGTTGAGCTTTTATGGAACTGGGACAATTGTTTTATCCGGTGTCCATGTAGCAACTGTCACAGGAACCGGAGCATACCCGACACGCACGACGCTTACATTCACTCCAACGGCGGGGAGCCTTATATTGACAGTAACCGGATCGGTAACGCAGGCGCAACTAGAAGCAGGTTCGTTTGTTACAAGCTACATCCCTACGACAACGGGTGCTTTGCAGCGTAGTGCGGATGTTTGCAGCATTACTGGCGGCGATTTTGCTTTGGTTTACAACGAGTCTGAGCATACTTTGTTTGCCGAAGCCTCTGCTATGAGCCATGCTAACTTTGGCTCCTATCTAAGTTTCGATAATGGGACAGCAAATGAGCAGTCCGCGCTTGCTGGCTTCCCATCACCGAATAGTGGGGTTTGTTATGTATTTGATGGAGGTGGGGGTCAGGCGAATATAACTAAAAGTATAACGCTGAATCAAAACAACAAGCTAGTAGCGGCAATGAAAGCCAGCTCGTTTCAGGTTGCGGCCAATGGCTCACTTGGGATTGAAGACATCAGCGGGACGATGCCGACGGCAACAATTTTGAAAATTAGTCGATCGTGGAGTTCGGCCACAATAACCGGGACATATAAGCAAATCAAAGTATTCAGAAAACGCCTGTCTAACGCAAAACTTCAAACACTTACAACATGACCGACTATATTTTAAACTTCCCGTCGAAAGCCGTAGCAGAGCAATTCGGTATCGCCAATGGCTTTTCTTCACCCGACGGGGACGGTGAGGTGCAATCGAATCTTGCGTCCCACGAACACGCTCTTTGTGTGGTTGGCGAATATGCCGGAACATGGTGGGTGTTATTCCGCGATCTTGTTGGCATTCCGATTCCCAAAGGTGGCGAGCAGTTCATCTACTGGACATCTGCCAGTGGGGAACCTAGACCAATCTCTGATGAAGTCCCTAATATTTGGTGGGCATAATTTAACACGAAAACATATATGAAAACTACAGCATTGGGAATCCTTACTATCGTCGCCACGTTGTCTAATGTTGGCATTCAAGTTCTCAAGGGTGGATCACCTGATTTGATGAGCGCTTTTGCCGCCGTTACCGCAGGGATTGGACTCATTAAGGCACGCGACAATAAGTGACTGCTGACCAAGGAAGAGACTTCTTGCACGGAGTAGTTGGAACGGTAGCCCCGGCTATTGGATTTGTTACATCATTCCAAGAGCAGCTTGAATGGGGTATGCGAATGACATCCTTGACAATCGGAATAATTGTTGGCTTGCTTTCTTTGCTGAAACTTCTTAAGAAGCGGTGAACTAAAAAAACCTATGAAACCAACCGAGATATTTGCAATCATTTCTTCGATTTTTTTCCTCGCAGGTTGCTCTGTGAGCGTTTCTCCAGATGGCACTCAAAACTTTGCGCTTGATATGGAAAACGCAGCTAAAGCATACGTAACGTATTCTTCTAAGTAAACATCCCTTCAATATGGACCCTTATAAAGACGAGTCTTGCTGGTCAGGTGTTGTTGCTGTCGTGGCACTCACTTTAGTTTGGATTGTTTACATTCTTGTGAAGTATTAATATGAGTCAATTAGTAGCAATTTGCATTGGGCATTCAAGGAGTGTCGGAGGACGCATCGAGGGCGGTGCTGTGTCAGTCGGAAACGAATCCGAGTGGAGCTACAATCGCCAGCTTGCCGAAATGATTGTTGACGAGCTTGGTCACCGGACTATCGACACGGTGGAAATCTCCAAGTATGAGGGGTCCGGTTACGGTTCCGCGCAAAGGTGGTTGGCTAAAAGGCTGAGGGAGTGCAACGCGACTATTGCAATTGAGTTGCATTTCAACTCCTCCGATGACCCGAAAGCGAACGGCCATGAGTGGCTGTATTGGAACTCTAGCAAGAGCGGGAAGGCTCTAGCAAGCAGTCTCAATGACAACATGCGACTGATCGTGAGTGACATTAAGTATCGCGGCGTTAAGCCAAGGTTCCCCGGCGACCGGGGAGCTGAGTTTCTGCAAGGCACTCATTGCCCGGCAGTTATTTGCGAGGTCGGGTTTGGAAGTAACCAGAATGACTGGGACGCAATGGTTGGAAAAAAAGTTGACATTGCGCGAGGTATTGCCTATGGACTCATGGAGTATCTCGACTGACCAACCACTATGGCCTTCAAAAGATTCCTATATTGTGCCGATTCTCATGGCGATTTGATTCACGATGAGTCACGCAGAAAGCTCCTGAAGTTCGCTGAGGACTTCAAACCGCATTACCGCATTCACGGTGGCGACCTGTGGGACTTCTCGCCATTGCGCGGTGGAGCAAGCCCGGAAGATCGGGCGGGAGGCATCTCTGAGGACTACAACGCCGGGATTCGATTCTTGGATGAATACAAGCCAAGCATCCTGACGCTTGGAAACCACGACGACCGTATCTGGCAAATCGGGCGAGACAACAGCAACGGTGTCCTTAGAGAGCATTGCGCCGAATTGGCAAGGGCTACTGAGATTGAGTTCAAGAAGCGCAAGATCACTTGGATTCCCTACGTTATCGGTAAGTATTTGAAAATGCCAGAAGGCGGTCCAAAGTTCATGCACGGGTTCCGTTCGTCCATGGTGAGTCCCGCCAAGCTCCATCATGTCGACTGGGGCAGCTGCATCCACGGACACGTCCACAAGCCTGACACTTACGTTGCAACTCACGCTGACGGGGGGATGAGTATGTCTTCCGGCTGTATCGGTGACATCGAGAAGATGCACTACGCAGACCGCTACTCCTCAAAGATGGGCTGGCGGCAAGGATTCATCTACGGCATGATTAACGACAAGACTGGCGCATGGCACGCATGGCACGTCATCAAAGAGGGGGACGACTGGATCTCACCAATGGGAATCTTATGAAAAACACAAAAACGGAAAAGGCATTGAGTAGCTTAGAATGGGCCATCGCCCAATCAATCGAGCTACCTCGACAAGAAGACGAGTTTACCTGTGAAGAGTTTCTTCAATTAAGCGGTTCGGTATCCAGAGCCTCCGCCGAAGCAAAGCTCAAGCGGATGGTGAGCAATGGGGGCTTGTTGAAAAGGCCAGCCTGCGTTAACGGCAACCGTTGCACGCTTTATCGGAGGGCGTGAGTGAAGGCCCGTTGACTCAGCTCGGATTTGGAATCCTTACTGTTTCGGCTGAGGTTTACCACGACGGGCCAAGCGTGGGACCAAGAGCAGCCTGAAAGAAGTCAAAGACTACCCTGTTTTCGGAAACTTGTCCAGCTGAAGTTTAGTCCGCATCCATTCTCCCTGATCCGATCAAGGACGGCTGGGGACAGTGAGGCGGCTAGCTTTTCCCGGGTGTAGTTCGTAATCAGGATCGTCGGGCGTTCGTGAGCGTATCTCTCGTCAATAATCGAGGTGAGTTCCCTGTCTTCAAACTCAGTCTTCCCGCGCTCCTGCATCTCGTCAATGACCAGCAGCCCGGCATCCGTGTGCGCCTTAATGACTTGCGACTCGGAAGACTCTGCATCTTTTGAGTATGTCCCTCGGATGTCGCGGAATAGTCCAACGGCAGTCGTGTAGATCGCTGGCCTGTCGCGCTTGGTGGTAGTCCATCCTACCCCTCCAATGCCAACCATTGCGTCCTTAGGCGTGCATTTTCGAGCAACCTCCCACGCCATGCGAGTCTTGCCTGTCCCGTGCGCCCCATACATCACCACAATGCCCCCAGAATCGACGGTGGCGAGGGCTAGGCGGTAATGTGTCCACCAGTCGTCTCCAGTGGCTTCAGGGGCACCCTTGTATCGACTGGGGAATCCTTTTAGGGCTCTCATGAGTTTATTATTTTTAGGAGTGCCTTTACTGTATTGACCTTCATTTTCTTTTCGTTGATTATGACGCTCAAGCCTTTTTTGCCCAGTTCGTTGTCATAAACGAACCATGAGATCCATTCACCGTCATCCACCACGCTTACCACTCTCTCAAATCCACGCCAAACAGCGTCGAAAAGCGGCCCGTTTACGTCAAGACACCCGGCCTTGACCGCGTTGTCGGTCGCTATCCCCAAGGCGACGTGAGAGTCAATAATCATTTTTAGTTGTTTCTCGTTTAGTTTCATTGGCTTATGTTGTTGAAGTGTTTGTCTAGTATGTTCGTAACGGAATAGCCGTTCGCCCTGTGGCAAACCTTGGAGTAGTCCACCACTTGAGTCGGTTCGATCTTCTCTGATTCTGCGGTTCTTATGAGCAGCTCTAGTGCTTTTGATGGGGTTGTCCTCTCGCGCTTGGCTAGCCTTTGAATCCGCTGGTAAGTCTCGTAGCTCAATCGGAACGAGACGGTTGCCTTCTTTTCCCAAGGTTTTTGCCGAGGTCTTCCGGCGAGGATTTTGAATCCGTTGTCCTTAGTGTAGTTTGACATTTTGTTTTTCTGAATATGTTATCATAGTTTTGCCCGTATGTCTTAGCGTCCACCGGGCGCGGAGAATCCCCCTTGCCCGCACTCATTCGTATGCCATCCCTTCATCAATGAACCAGCTTGTTGGGGTGAACATGAGGTTTAGCCGCAGCCACTTCTCGTCGGTGTTTTCAATGCAAGTTGCGGAGAATCTCCCTGTGCAACTAGCCCCGTCATCTGCCGCGCTTCTTATTACGCCCCTTGCTGTCTGCCTTAATTCTCCAAGCGAGGGGGTGTCAAACTTCCCGTGATAGGTCCACTTGTTCTCCTCAAACATCTTCCTGACCAGCCCGAAATCAAATTCATCCATGATTTCGTCAATCTGCTTTTGAATTACTTCTTGTCTAGTCATGGTTTTGAGATGGTGTATTTGGCGAAGCTCTTGCCGTTTTGCTTGATTGTATGCGTGACGATCTGCACCCCATCCTTGCGGAGGTCGTTAATTCTGGCTGACAACCTCATGCACCCCCACTTGTCCAGTGCTTGAAGCTGTGTGATTCCATAACCGCGCAATAGCCACGATTCCAATTTTTCAATTACGCTCTTTTTCATAGTTCTGTATTGTTTGTTTCGTGTTGTTGAAAGTCTTCAGGGAAGTAGAACTTCTCCATGATTTCCATCCTGATCGCGTTTTCGATGTGCATCTCAATGTCCTCATACGTTGGCTCGTCGGTGTGCTTACGCGCCCTGTTGACACCGGACCTGCATCCGGCCTCAACGCAATCCATGATTATTCGATAGTAGTTTGGTTTCATGTTTTAGTATTTTTCGTCGTTCATTTCCTTTTCCAGAGATTTGATTTTTGCCATGATGTTAAAGATACGTTTCTTCGCCTTTTCGAGGTCGCCCTCCAGCATTTCGTCATATTCCATATACATGTCGCGCCAGCGTTTAGCTTCCCCCTCCCAAAATTTATTGTCTAATACTAGTTCGTCCACCCGCTTGAGCATTTGTTGGTAGTTCTCTTCGTGCGCCGCAGCGCGTGACTTGCAGATTTCGGTTGTTCGCCGCCAAATATCTCGGTCCTCGATTACTTGATCAAGTTTCTGGGTCAGTTCGTTATTGTGCGCTAGTGCGTAGTCCAGCGGTGTCATGTCATTGTGGTCGTGGTCGTGTGGTGTGTTCATAGATCCAGGTCTTTCAGTTCAGCTGCGAGGGAGCGTATCGTCTCCGCCTTAGTTTTGAATCGCTGCTCAGTAGTCCAATCTCCCGCTCCAGCGGCATCGCTGGCCATCTTGGCGAGGATTTTAGCCTTTGTATTCCAACGCTCAATTAGAGCAACGCACAAGTCGTGGCTGGAGCAACCGCTATCAGCGGTGGAGTTCATTTGTGTTAGCGTTTTCTCGCTGGCATCGGTGCCGGCACTTTTTGCGTTCTCCGAAGAAACGAAATCCACCGGGCAGAGTTCCAGCACGCCTCGAAATCCTGCGATTTCCCCGAGGCGTTCGACTGCTTCATCAATGACGATGCAGGAGGCACCGGACAGCATCGGCGCGGCACGTTGAATCCAGTCGCGCATCGCGTTCCGCCCGAGTTCAAGATTTTCGGCATGAACCCTCATTTTGAAGTATGCGTTCTGCCATGTGTCGTGGAAAAGCATGGCCCTAAGGGCATCGGTTTCCGACGTCTCCGAAGAGGGAGAACAAATCGGCGCATCCAACGGGGCTATCTGTGTGTTCACCCCGCAAAGCATCAACTCGGTGACGTCTTCCACTTGCGTTCCATCCTCCTCGGTGATCGTGTATCGTGGACAGTCGCCGCCGAAACGGTGGTCGTAGTTGATGCCCGTTATTGTCGCTTCGGTGGGCGGGTAGGAGGCATCGTACCATGTGCAGATTACTCGCTGCCCAAAGGTATATGGCGCGGGCGGAATTGTGATTTTTGCTTTGTTGGATTCAGGTGTGTCTGTCATGGTTTCCATAGGTTGAGTGTTCTGAGAAAGGACACGATGCCGTAGCCGTCGCGGTCTTGTTGCAGCAATGCCGCCCGCCTGTCCGCAAGTCCCTGCGCCTCATCGCGCTCGTTGCAGAGCTTGTTGACCGAGAGCATGTGTTCGGCTGCGAGGTTGTCGTGTTTCTTCCGCGCCTCGTCCCGCTCACGTTCGAGGATTCCGATTTGCGCCAGCAGATCCCGCCTATCATACCAGCCCGCCGCCGCATCCATGATCGGCGTCGAAGACGGATAACAAGTCGTCTCATCCGATGGACCTTGTTCGGTTCTTTCGCTTTCGGTGGGGCAGTCGCAGCGTTTGCCTTGGGGTGAGCATTTTTTGCAGGATTTCGTTTTCATAAGTCAAGTGTTCTGAGAAAGGCTTCGGCGCGTTCGGCAGCGGTTAAATGCACGGTGTTTCCGTATGCTTCGTAAAGGTTGCTCCCGTAACGTTGGTAAGCGTAAGGCTCGTTATCCATAAGAAATGACTCGACCTCGTGCATCGCGTTGAGGTCGTTGAGGTAGTCGGGAACTTCGCGAAACGGTCCCTGTTCTCCGACAGGTTTTCCATGTAATTCTCCTGTCCAAAGCCTTTCCCACTTCCACCCACACGCTTCCGCGATGGCGATTCGTTGTTGTTCAGGATTCATTGTTGCTGTATGTTAAAAGTTGTTCAATCCAGTCACCCGAAAGTAATTCCAGCGGATAAGTTTCTTTGTTTTCCAGATTTTTGGATCTCCAATGGTCCTCAAAATCTTCCAGAATTTTAAGTTGTTCAAAAATAAATTCGTCTAGTGTCATGGTGTTACGTTCGGGGTTAGTGATTCATAACTTTTTCTTTGAGAGTTTGAGCGCGATTGCTTTGTTTATCTCTTCGACATGTTCATTGCGAATAATAAGGCCGATTGTCTGGCCCCTAGAAGCGTGGGTGGCGCGGTTGATCCGTGAAGCCACGCCAAAGGGAATCTTGCGATTGCGGGCGGTGTGCATTAAGCACTTGCCTTCAATCAGCTGCATCCCAGCAGGAATTTCTTCTTTGTCCAGATCAATATCTGGATTTCTTTCGATTGGTGTCATTTCGTTTGTTTCGTTTATTGTTTTGCCCCGTATGAGGCGATTAGTAAAGCATCCGCAATTGCGTGAGTCACCTTGATTTGTGGGAACAATTCCTGCGCCTTACGTTTCGACACGTTCTTGTCGCCTTTCGTCATGCACCCCATTGCTTTCTGCCAAACTTGCGGCCGGACACGTTCAAAGGGGATTCCCGCTGCCGTGAGTGCCATCTCAAGATGACCGAAGCCATTCCCAAAGGTGAAGGCCGATTTAACGCCCATCTGAGGCGAGCTGTGGACTTGCTCGAGGTAAGCCATTGCCTTCGTCTCACCTATCCCAAGCGGCGCGGAGGATACTGCGCGAATGTCTTGGAATAATTCCCACAGGTCTTGCAGCGTGTCGGGCATCTTCTCAACGCAGGGTTTCCCGTCTTGAATCCATGCGATTCCTCCATTGGTCCCTGGGTCTATTCCGATTGTTGTCATTGGTTCCAGAGTTTGAGTTTCAGCTTTTGAGCGAGTCCAATAACAGCGTCTAATTCCACCTCGTCGGTGAAGCTATGGCTGGTCTCGGACTTGAATGCGACCCACTTTCCGTCTTCTCTGCGTAGTGTCTTGATTCGCTTCTCGTCCTGCCATTTAAGGCGAGGTGACAAGTTGCCTCCTGTGTCTGGGAATAGGTCGCTCATATACGTTGTCCTGCTAAGATCATTTCGGATTTGTGACGGGCTACCTCAAGGCCATCAGTCACTTCGACTAGGACGATTTTGCATCCCTTTAGGTCGTTTACCACTGTTCGCATCCACTCAACATCCTGCGGTTTTGCTTGGTTGTAGGGGGTTGTTAATGACAGGTAGCCGTTTTTGTGTGCGTCAACTGGCGTTAAGATTTCAATTTCCATGTGGGTGATCAGAAGGGAATTTCAGAATCGTCGTCATCGCTGTTTCCAACAATCTGAGACGAGTAACTGTTTGAGGTCGGAGGTCCGTTCTGCCCTTGCTTTGGAGCGTCCCAGTCCATAATCTTCCCATTCCCGAGGATTGGCCCCTTTTCCCCGGCGTCCTTCCTTGACTTGCTGATCTTCTGAACAACGAAGCCGTCGTTGCCATATTGGTCCCTTTCATCGCGGATAAGAAGCGTTAAATTGAGGTATTTCTTACCTGTCTTTGGCGACTCGTAAAGAGCCGTCTTGTCGATCTTGCTAACGTCTAGGCTAATATCAATTGTTTGTTTCATTGTTGGATATATTTCGGTGTTTCAATCATTGTGATTCCTTCGATTTGTTTCGGCCAGTGGTTCGTTGCAACGCAGGTTTGCCACTTGGCTAGCGAGTTCATATACCCAGCCCGACCGAGTTCAAGCAAATTCTCAGATAATTCTACCCATGCGGTTTCGTGCGGCGCGTCCACTTCCACGAAGCAGAAGATGAACCGGGTCCGTTTCTCGTTTGCCGCCGCATTCCAGAGGTCCAGATAAAGAGCCGCTTGCCAGTGATAACCCCGGTTGACGATGACCCGTTGGAGGGATTCTGTGCTTCCAATCTCCCCGGTCGTCTTGAGATCCACAAGGCAATCAAGGCCATCAGGAACGATGTCGATTAGTCCCTTTACCTCTGTCGCTCCGATCTTGCCAAAAACGGCGACCTCGGTTTTGTATTTGGCGGCGAAATGGGCAAGGTAGTCATCCGTGACAGTCTCGGCAATAGAGATGGCTTTGTCAATTTCATCTCGTGATGTCAAGATTTTGCCAGATTCAGCCTGTGCCGCTTTCCACTCGCGGGCTTCCTTTGTGCGGAAGTCGGCGTAGGGAGAGATTGCGATGATTTGCTCCACCGTCTCAGGCTCCAATGTTGCGGCGTGGATAAGCGTCCCAAGATCCATCGCCTTCGATGCTTCTCTTGGATTGCTGTGCCGCCACTTGTGAGGAGACTTGTTGAAATCCCAGAGTAGAGACTTCGACACCGGCCCCGCCTTGGGGTCTGAAGGGGTCGCTGACCGCTCGTAATACGCTTTGCCTAGTCCTTGTTCGATTTTCATTTGAATAGCTTTGTAATGGTTGTGGCAATCTTGCCTAGTTTGCTGAGTTTGCTTTGTTTCGGGTTATTTAATGCGCCAAGCAATGCCAGCGTCATTTCTAAATCGCTTCTGATTGCGCGGGTTCTTGTCCTGAACGGTGTGTGTGTGACTCTCATTGTGAGACCTCCTTGGCCATCGCTTCAAATGCTTCGTTGATGGTTTCCGTGGAGGTCTTTACCTTCTTTGCCGGGGCTTCCTGAACAATCTCAACCTCGACAGGCTGGACGACTTCCGCCTCAACTTCCACCGTTTCAACAGGCTCCTCGATGAACGGGTTGACCTTGGCTGGGGTGACGTTGCGCGGCGGTTCCGCGAAGTCCCGAACCTCGTCTTGCGTATACATGCCAAGCGACATGTCGGAAGCATAGGCGCGGCTCCAGAAACTCGCGGCACGGTATCTGAGCATTTGCCCCGGCATCGTCAACCATTTTGATCCGGTTTTAGTTGACCAGCCTTCTTTCTTGGCCATTTCAAGCGTGATCTTCTCTCCCTTCAGCTCCTCGCCGCTGTCCTTGTCCTTTGCGACAGCGTAGCAGGACGAAGGGGCATCATCGTTATCCATCACAAAACGCAATGGCGAGAACTTGCCGGATGCGTTAATCATGCCGATCAATGCCGTTGCGCTCCAGCTTGGCCGTCCGTGGATAATGGCGAGGTTTTGCGTTACCATCAATGGGTCAAGGCGGGTTCGTTTTGCTACGTTCAAGGCGATTGCGCAGTTAGCGACGTTTCCGGCGAAGTCTTTTGGGACTAGCGTTGACTTGGAAAGCATCATTGCTTGCCGCTGGATGAGCTCGAATGCCTGAGTCTCCGCACTAACCTGCGCCAGTGCCGTGTTTTGCGGTTCATGCGCCGCAATCGCTTCGTTTGTTTTCGTTGTTGTTGTCATGTTTTTGTTTTGTTTGTGCTGAATTCGTGCTTGTTTTATCCGGGTTTCAGCCGGGTTCAATAAAAAACTTTCGGTTTTCTTCTTTTTCTTCGTTTTCCGGCAGGGTTCCGCCCGCCCCGTATTGGCAACGAGCGGAAATCCCCGCCACCATTCGCGCAAAAGAAACGTCGATCTGAGCCTTTGCGAAAACTTTCGCGCTGGCAAACATAGCGGTGTTATGGCAGCGGCGACGGCAGCGGTCTACCGTGTCCTGATAGGCGTGATCGTCCGCCCATAGGGCCATGACGACATGGCGAGCCAGTGCCTCAGTTTTCTTCCGGGAAAGCCCCAGCACCTCATGCGGATCAATTCCGAAAGCGTCTGCCGTTTCCCTGACCAGTAAGTTGAAATCAACAATCATTTGCCGCCCCTTTCGCGCCTATCGTTTCGGCGAAACTCCCGCAAAATACCAGCGGCAAATTTTCGACTAATTCCGCCATAAGTCCCGGAAATAAAAAGAGTTGGTTCAAGGCTCTTTCTTACTCCATTCTCCCTTTTCCATTTTGCGCGGAGAATGCAAATGGTCACGTTTCCCTGCCCGTATTGGTTGCCACTTTCGTTTTTATGTTTTATCGTTTTCATTGTTTTTTATTTGTTTGTTTGTTTGTAATGTTTCGCCATGTCAAAGCCCGCGAGGGCGCAAACGTCCGACCATGCGTAATGCGAGGGGGATTTCTCCAAGTCCTGCCAAGCGTCCCGGCAAGCCTCCGTGTGAAGCCATGCCAGCCGCTCGGCCATCGTTTCCGGCGTTTGCTGCTCGTCAGTCTGCTTGTCTATTGATCGCCACCATCTGAGGGCTGAAAGAAGCCTGC